CCTCGGGCATTCGCATATGTGCCTGCGCACCAAGCGAAAGTGGCAAGGACCTTTCTGGGGTCAGCCACATTTTTCAACTCCTCAATGTCGAATATTAATCCACAGAATGACGCAGTCTCAAGTTCATTATGCTTCTCAAGCTTAATCTTAAGACCCAAACGCGCAAAGAATTCTATGGTGGGTGCGGGGCCCGATTCAATCCGAGCGATCCCGTCGTCCCCTTCGACACATGCTATGATTTGACATCCCGCTTTCTCAGCAGCAAAGAGCATAATCATAAGATTGGCAAAGCCATTGCCAAGGGAGGTACACATTTCTCCGGACATCCTCGTCGCCATGACCTTAAGGATGAACCATTTGAACGTACAAACATTCTCGCCACCTAGCACTTCGTCCATGTGTCGGTCGAAGTCGCGGGCCTCAGGCAGAAGTTTTACCATATGCGAATATAAGCGGAATTCGCAAGCATCCATGAGTTTTCGTACAAAGAGGGCTTCAAACGTCTCATAATCTGTAGCAATATAAGACGCGCCCTCCCTGTAGATCCTCTCCATAATGTATTTGGCCCGTTCAGCAACGGGCACATATTTTATGAATGCTGGGTGTTTAAAGAGCTCCTTCTCAATGAGATGGAATATAGGACCAACGGCACACTTGTACTCATCGGTTCGACTAAATATTCCCCGTGCATGCTTCCATCCGGGAGCTGCATAGGATTCATCTTTCATGAAGGACTTACACCTAAGGTATTTTCTCTTATCCCAGATCGACCTGACGTTCTTCCACTTATTCAGCAGTTGTTTCTTACGCCAATCGGGATAGTTCGTTCCCTCTAACCATGTCTCTACCGAAGTGTCTGAATCAGGACGCAACGGGGTGAGGTTCGTTACACACCACCTGTCAACGAAATTAGTTAACTCTTGGAGGAGTAACTCTTCAGGGGTGGGAGGATTAGCCGCTATCCTCTTCATGCTCCCAGCAACCATTGTATCCCGGTCGGTCTTATCCGGGGTGGGCACTGCTATTCCCGCTACATGCGGACCTAAGTCCGTCAATGCAGGTGGCCTATAGGCAAGATCTTGACCTTCGATTAATTTCCAGGTCGCATCTTC